TAACATCTGACCATCAACAGTTTGAGAGATTGAAGTACCTAGAGAAAGAGCTAGATAGGCTGCGAGATAAAGTAGAAGGGATTAAATGAGATGGGTGAGTTACTTATGTTGTTCATCACGGGCGGTGGTAGTACGGCTATGGGTGCTATTCTTAAAGGTGTGTTCGGCTATATCTTTGAAAGCAAGCAACAAAAGCACGATCTTGAAATGGCGAGAGAGGCTCGTAACAATGATAATTTCCTTGGACTACAAGCTGAAATCAATAAAGGAGGTAATGGGGAATTTGTTTCTTTTACTCGTCGTGTGCTTGCTGTTATCGGGGTGTCTACGCTCTGTGCGTGTATCATCCTCTGCACCCTCTTCCCCACAGCAGAGATCGTCACCATCACAAACGCAGACGGAGAAGGTATCAACGAGTTCTTTTTCGGACTCATCAGTTGGCAAGCAGCTCAAGAGCCGCTCACTATTTCTTCTGGACACATCAGCCTTATGGGATGCACAGTAATACTGCCTTGTATCCTAGGGTTTTACTTTGGTCCAAGTGGTCGAAGAGGTTGACAGTCAAGCATTTTTCCCTTTTACTTATATTTAAATTTAATCGACAACTAGCAACAACTAGTCCCTCGACCCTCTGCGGAGGACAATCCTGTGAAGACGAAAGGTGTGAAAGTCACTGGTAATCAAACATATTCACAATAACTTATAACATAGGAGATCATATATATTATGGCTAACGGAAATACATCCCCCAGTCGTGTAGGTCTTGCTGAAGGTGGGTCCGATAACGACCAGTTGTTTCTCAAAAAGTTCAGCGGAGAAATTCTGCAAACCTTTGAGGAGTCCAACATCTTCAAGCCCTTACACACCATCAGAACCATCGAGAATGGTAAATCAGCACAGTTCCCTGTAACAGGTATCGCTTCTGCTAAATACCACACTCCCGGTGAAAACATCGCAGACGGAGGCAACAGCTACCTTAGCGACATCAAGAAAACTGAGAAGATCATCACCATCGATAAGATGCTTGTTGCTTCCACTTTCTTGTCGAACATCGACGACATCAAGAACCACTACGACATCCGCAGCGTATACGCTAACGAGTTGGGTAAAGCTCTTGCCGTTCGTTTCGATACAGCTCTCGCTAAAGTGTTCATCGCTGCTGCTCGTTCAGCTACCAACTTGTCCCAAGTTAACAAAACAGGCGGACAGCTTGATGTTGCTAACAACGACTTCTCCGCTCCTGATACTCCAGGTACTCCTGCTGCTATCACGGGTGCTGATCTTGTTGCTGCTTTCTTCAGTGCTGCACAAAAGATGGACGAAAATGATGTTCCTAGCGACGGTCGTTTCTGCGTTCTTCGCCCAGCTGACTACTACAAATTGATCACTGGTGCTGACGCTTCCAACAGCTTCTCCCTTACTTCCGCAGTTAACGCTGACATCGGAGGTCAAGGTGGTTTGGCTACTGGATCGATCCCACAAATCGCTGGTATCAACATCTACAAATCCAACCACATCCCATCAACTGACCTTAGTGCTGTTTCTTCCGGAGACGGAGAGGCTGCTAATGATGTCTTTGGTGTTAGTGGTGTCGGATACAACGGTGACTTCCGCAATAGCTTGGGAATTGTTTCTCACTCTGCTGCTGTCGGAACCGTTAAGTTGCTTGATCTTGCTACCGAATCCGAGTATCAGATCGAGCGTCAAGGTACGCTATTTGTTGCTAAGTACGCTATGGGTCACGGAGTTCTCCGTCCTGAGTGTGCTATCGAATTAGTAGCATAACCCGTTTCTCTCGGTGTTGGGAGGTCTGTGATTCGTTCCGCTCCCTCCATCGGGATTACTTATATACAAAGCTATGGCACTTACGACTAAACTAAATGCAGTAAACACGATGATCTCCGTTATAGGAGAAGCACCAGTAAATACATTAGGAGGGACAGCAGTTCCCGTATCAGTCGTACAAGCGGAAGCAGTGCTGGACGAAACCAGTAAAGCCGTACAGTCAGAGGGTTGGCACTTCAATACAGAACATGAATATGTACTTACTCCTGACGCTTCCACATCTAAGATTAACCTACCAAGTAACACACTTAGAGTAGACTTAGACCCATTAATTTATACAGACAGTGATCCAGTACAGCGTGGACTTATCTTATACGATAGGAAGAAACACACGGATGTATGGACCAAGGAGGTTAAAGCCTCCATAACTTTTGAGTTAGCATTCACAGATATGCCTGAGCAATTCAGACACTACATCACAGTTAAAGCAGCTCGTATCTTTGCTAACAGATTCTTAGGTAGTAGAGAGATCGAAGGGTTTGCTTTGAGAGACGAGATAGAAGCTAAAGCCCGTGCTATTGACAGTGACTCTGAGAATGCAGACAGGACAATCTTTGACCACTACAGCGTACTTAGAGTTTTAGATAGATAAAGCGACACATGCCTCTGTTAGTAAACAGTGTACCTAACCTCGCACAGGGCGTATCGCAGCAACCTGACAACCTGCGGTATCCTGGACAGTGCGACGAACAAATCAATGCTTGGGCTACTGTTGTTGAGGGATTGGTAAAACGACCACCTACTAAGTATAAGAAGAATGTACAAGCTAGTGCCAAGGATTCAGATAAGCTATTCACCCACTTTGTTAAACGAGACGAGACGAATAAGTATTGTGTTACTGTATCGTTGGGTAATGTATCTTTAGGTATACCAGCAGGTGTAGGTGTTATCAATTTAAATGACGGTACGAACTATCCAGTAACTGTAACATCTATTGCTAGTAGCTATCTTAGCCTTGGTACTTCTGTAACGAACCCACTTAAAGATATACGAGCACTGACAGTAGCTGACTATACATTCCTTGTTAATAAGAAGAAGGAGGTAAAGGTAGATACAGACCCTAAGTACTTATCTAAAGATGTCAAAGATGATAACGGTAAGTACAATGCTTTAGTGTTTGCTAAGCTTGGGGATTACGAAAAGGGATACAGTATTTATATAGACGGTAAGTTAATACCTCCTGGTGGTGCTGGTGTAGCAGGTACACATCACGACTTTAACGCTCAACCCGCTCCTTCAGAACTCAACGATGTTACTTATATTAGTGGTCCTAGTAGTGGAGGTAACGCTGCTCACGCTGATACTGAGTATATATCTAAAGGATTGGAAACTTGTTTGAAGGCTTACTTCGGAGCAGATGGTATAGTAGCTGGAGTCAGCTTAGATTCAAGTGCACCTAACGGAGGCGTTGGTAGTGGGTTTGCTGCGACTTTTAAAGGGAAAGCCCGAATTGGACGACCTGGCGATTCTATATCGTACTCCTTTTCCATCGAACAGTTTGAAGACCAGAACCCAAGTTCACCTACAGGTATCCCTAACTTAAATGCTAAAGTAGGATACGGTGCTGGCGGGGGGCTAATTATAGGTAGTAGTGGGGGAGTTCAAAGCTGGAGTTTAACACACAAAGGCACGGGGTACGACAGTACACAAACAGTACCAGGAGTCTTTGATAAACCGTTTGTACTTACTATTACTCAACATGCATCAAAACAGATAAGATCTACCCAAAACTTAAGTAATAATAACTATTCCACAGAAACAACCAAGACTGTATACACATCTTTCCCTTCTACTCCGGGTGTTGTTATGCCTAGCTTTGTCCCAACCGTTCCGGGAGGTACTAACTTCACCATCTCTAGGATGGACTCTATCATAAAGATACAAGGAGATTCAGACTTTAGTATTCGTTCAGAAGATGGTTTAAGTAATGAAGGTTTGGGTATTGTTTACAAAGAAGTAGAAAGCATTACTGACTTACCTAAGAAGTGTTATCACGACTTCCGGGTGCGTATCAGAGGGGATGCAGATGTAGACCAAGACGACTACTATGTAGTATTTCAAACAAAAGATCGTGAAGAGTTTGGAGAAGGTAGTTGGGTAGAGACTGTTGGATGGGACGATGGTCCTGAATCTAAACGGGCAAGCAAAGGTATAGACACTACTATAGATTATACTACTATGCCTATCGTTCTTGTAGCAGATGGCTACGATGCGGTGACAGGAGAGGTGGTAGGGTTTACTTTACAAACTCCAAACGAATACGGAAACATAGTAAAGAACTACGGTGTTTATTATAATTTAGTAGAAGACCATATATCTAACTCAAGTAATGAACCTGGAGTAGGTGTTGATTGGCAGAACTATTGGGTATCTATAGCAGGTATAGATTCAGCACAAGTTTGGAGAACAAACATCACCTATGCAGAACGACCTGTAGGATACGGACAAAGAGCTGCTGGTGATAACGGAACCAATCCATTCCCATCTTTTGTAGGGTCTACGATCAACGATGTATTCTTCTTTAAGAACCGTTTAGGATTCCTGACAGATAGTAATGTTATCTTCTCTGAAGCAGATGAGTACTTTAACTTCTTCCGTACTACCACACAACAGCTGTTAGACAGTGCACCGATAGATG